AGTAGATATAGGACTCGCTGTGAAGCGCTCCTGCGGGCGTAAAGAAGCCCTGCATTTGTTTAAGGACGCTTAAACTGACAGCCAGGAAAGACTGGCCCCTATTTAACAAGGAGATATTATGGCAACTAAACCTGGACTTTATGCCAACATCAACGCAAAGAGAGAACGTATAAAAGCTGGCTCTGGCGAAAAGATGCGCAAACCTAGTGCCAAAGGTGCACCTACTAAGCAAGCATTTGTTGAATCCGCTAAAACTGCGAAGAAAAAATAATGGCAAATCCAATTAGTAAAACAACCAAAGGTAAAGGCCGTCATTACCTTACCACCAAGGAAGGTGCTGGCATGACTGAAGCGGGTCGTAAAGCCTATAATAAGGCTACTGGCTCGCATCTTAAAGCGCCACAGCCTGAAGGTGGATCACGCAAGAAATCATTCTGTGCCCGCATGTCTGGTATGCCGGGACCCATGAAAGATGAGAACGGTAAACCAACACGCAAAGCAGCAGCACTGAAAAGGTGGAAGTGTGGCAGTTAGAAAATATACCTTCAAACCCGAGATGTGTGAGCGTATGATCGAGTTAGGTCAGCAAGGTGCTTCACAAAAAATGATTTGGGCTGATATTGGCATAACTAAAGACGTAGCTAAAAGCTGGGAGAAAAAGTACCCAGAGTTTAAAGATGCCCTTGATATGGCTCTTGTACACTCACAAGCGTATTGGGAGCGGGAGATGCTCGCCAATGTGGGTAATAAGGCATTTAACAGCCGTATTGTTGAAGTTGCTTTAAGAGGTCAGTTTCCACAAGATTACAAAGAAACACGAGAAATTAAAGCAGAAATTAAACAAGATATTAAGATTGATTTCGCCGGAGAAGTTTCTAATTTAATCAAGCAGTTACGAGAAGCAAAAGAATAAACCTTAAACTTTCTCATATTATGAAATGGCTAGGCGTAAAAAACCTAGCCATTTTTGCATAAGTAGTAGTACACTATATAAAGTTAAACCAGTAAATAAGGAAATCAGATGACGGCACACGCAATACTCTCCGCTTCGGGCTCTAAACGGTGGCTATCCTGCACACCAAGCGCTCGCTTAGAAGCAACACTCCCAGAACAAAAGAAAGCACCAGGATCATTTGACCATTCTGCTGAGGGCACACTTGCCCATACATTGGCGGAAGTAAAATTGCGTTTTCAACTCAATCAGATAGGACAAGAAGAATATGACAACGAAGTACAGAAGGTTAAAGAAAGCGAATACTACAACGAAGAACTCGAAGAGTATGTCGACAATTACGTCGTTTACGTCCGCAGTCAAATTAGCGAGCACGATCGACCACTTTTTGAACAGCGTGTGGACTTTTCTGACTGGGTTCCTGATGGCTTTGGTACGGCCGATGTGGTCTTACTTTCTAAGCACTCCATTCGGGTTATTGACCTCAAATTCGGTCGGGGCATTCCCGTCTCAGCGATCGACAATACGCAACTACGCCTCTACGCCCTTGGTGCGTATGCCAAGTTCAAAGAAGAATACCCCGAAATCAAAGAAGTCCACTACACCATCGTCCAGCCAAGACTTGACTCTATTAGCAGCGATGTCACGACCCTCACCAAGCTCCTTGACTGGGCAAACTACTACGTCAAAACCAAAGCCAAGAAAGCGTGGACAGGCACAGGCGAGTTCGTCCCAGGCGACTGGTGCCAGTTCTGCCGCGCCAAAGCCACGTGCAAAGCGCGCTCGGACTTCGTCAACGAAATAGCATCACTGGATTTTCGTCCAGCTCCGCTACTAGACGAAGAAGAGTTCCGTCTAGTACTTTCAAAAGCATCACAATTAAAGTCTTATGTGAATGATATTGAAGAGTATGCTACACAAAAAGCAGTATACGAAAATGTGATACCCGTTGGTTTTAAATTGGTAGTACCAAAAGGTCACAGAAAGATTTCAGATTTTGCTTTAGCTGAAACAATTCTTTTGGAAAAAGGTTTTCACAAAGAAGACTTATATGAAGTAAAACCAAAGTCAGTACCTCAAATTGAAAAGTTAGGCAAGAAAGGTCAGATTGTTGGCTTGTTAGGTGATTTAATTGTGCGACCCGATTCATCACCAAAACTGGTGCCAGATAATGCTATTGAGGACTTTTCGTGAGCACACCATTAATTGTTATTTCAACTCTGATATACTTAGGCGTAGCAGTTGACCAGTTGTTAAAAGGACACACTGGTCCAGCAATAATGTTTTTGGGGTACACCATTGGAAACTGTGGTATACTTCTTACAGTACGGTAGAGATTGGCACCGCTGAAGTCCAATCAAATTAAGTTAATAAGGAAGCAAGATGGCTACAAAAAATCCTCGTGTTGTAACTGGTAAAGTTCGTTTCTCTTACGCTAATGTGTTTACTCCATTAGACAAAGGCGATGGTAAGACACCTAAGTATTCTGTGTCTATCATTATCCCTAAGTCTGACAAAGAAACCATTGCTAAAGTAAACAAAGCTTTTGAAGAAGCTAAAGCAAACTCCGCTGGCTACTTTGGTGGTACAGTTCCAAAGATGCTCAAAGGTGGTTTGCGTGATGGTGATTTAGAAAAAGAAGATGCAGCCTATGCTGGCTCCATGTTCATCAATGCCAACTCTGTTAAGAAGCCAGGTATCGTTGATGCTGATATGAATGCAATCATCGATCCAGATGAATTCTATTCAGGTTGCTATGGCCGTGCCGCAATTGAGTTCTATCCATACAATATGGAAGGCTCTAAGGGTATTGCTTGTGGTTTAGGCAATGTCCAAAAGCTTGAAGACGGTGAGCGTCTTGGTGGTGGCGGTGTATCAGCAGCTGTTGATTTCGCTTAAAAGTTTCATTGTAGTTCCTCCCCTGTAGTGCCTAGCCCCACCGAAGTTTGGTGGGGCATTTTTCCCTTTAACCTATAACAAAAAGAAACCATGGATCAATATCAAGAATATATAGCCGCCAGTAGATATGCCCGTTTTATAGACGAAAAACAACGAAGAGAGACTTGGGCAGAAACAGTTAACCGATTTGTAGATTACATTTTTACCAGAACTCCAGCCATTACAGATAACACCGAATTAAAGAAAGAAATTTTTGATTCTATCCATAACCTAGATTTAATGCCGTCCATGCGTGCCATGATGACGGCAGGAAAGAGTGCCGATCGTGACAATACTTGCATCTATAATTGCAGCTATCTCCCAGTGGATGACCCCAAGAGCTTTGACGAAGCCATGTTCATTTTGCTTTGCGGAACTGGCGTTGGGTTCTCAGTTGAATCCAAGTACATTAACCGTTTGCCCGAAGTGCCAGAAAACTTGTTTGATTACAATGGAACCATCCAAGTACACGACTCCAAAGAAGGCTGGGCAAAATCATTACGTTTGCTTATCGCCCACCTATATTCAGGCGAAATACCTAAGTGGGACGTCTCTACCGTCCGACCTGCCGGAGCTCGACTCAAAACATTTGGTGGAAGAGCTTCCGGGCCAGAACCATTAATTGATTTATTTCAATTTACTGTAAACACTTTTAAAGGTGCAAAGGGTCGTCGCCTCAATTCGCTTGAGTGCCACGATTTAATGTGCAAAATTGGTGAGGTAGTTGTAGTAGGCGGCGTTCGTCGCTCAGCTATGATATCCTTGTCAGACTTAGATGATGAAAGGATTCGACATGCCAAAGCGGGACCATGGTGGGAAACAGCGCCGCATCGGGCGCTTGCGAACAATTCGGCGGTTTATAACGAAACCCCAACTGTTGGTAAATTTATGGAAGAGTGGCTTAGTCTTTATAATTCTCATTCTGGTGAGCGTGGCATTTTTAATCGTGAAGCCGCTAAAAAAACTGTTGCTAAGTATGGGCATCGTGATCCTAATTATGAGTTTGGCACCAATCCCTGTTCTGAAATTATTCTCAGACCTTATCAATTTTGTAATCTTACAGAGGCCGTGGTAAGACATGACGACACAAGAGAAACTCTCATGCGCAAAGTGCGCATCGCCACTATCCTTGGTACCATCCAGTCTACCTTTACAAAGTTCCCCTATTTGCGCAAGGTGTGGCAGAGAAATACTGAAGAGGAACGGCTTTTGGGTGTCTCCCTCACTGGAATCTATGATAATCCCCTTCTCACAACCCAAGGAGACAAGTTAAATGAGCTCTTACAAGATTTACGAGTCTGCGCCCGAGAGACTAATAAAGAATGGGCAGCACTACTTGGAGTACCTGAAAGCACTGCAATCACAGCAGTCAAGCCTTCCGGAACAGTTTCACAACTGGTGGATAGCGCATCAGGAATTCATCCAAGACATTCCAAATATTACATTAGACGAGTGCGCGGAGATAAGAAGGACCCTCTTACACAATTCTTGGTCGCCCAAGGAGTACCTGCGGAGGACTGCGTATACAAACCCACTCAAACGACAGTATTTAGCTTCGCTAAAAAAGCTCCAGACGGACTTACAAGAGCTGATGTTACCCCCATTTCCCATCTGGAACTTTGGCTCACTTACCAAAGACACTGGTGTGAACACAAGCCCTCAGTCACCATCTCAGTCGAAGAAAAAGATTGGCCAGCAGTCGGAGCTTGGACATGGGAAAACTTTGACGAAATCAGTGGAGTTTCCTACCTTCCCCATGATGGAGGAAGTTACAAGCAGGCGCCCTATCAAGAGTGCACTGAAGAAGAGTACTACGAACTCCTTAATAGAATGCCTAAATTGGATTGGGAAATTTTTAAAGAAGAAACAGATAACGTAGAGGGAAGTCAAATGTTAGCTTGTGTTTCGGGAGCGTGTGAAATATGAGTTTTTTAAGAATTTGTCCTAAATGCTGTAAAGAAATAATTTACGGCAGAAAAGACACTTTTGAAAAAGCTGAAAAGAACGGGTCTCAGTGCCCGTCTTGTCGCACGACTCAAAATAATAAATCACCAACCCGAAACACTAAAAAGGAAAATAATCCCGCTTGGTGTGGATATGGTGACGTGCCGGGTAAAGTACATTCCAAATTAAAAAGAGACGCTATTAAACGCAATATTGATTTTGAAATAACTATTGAAGATATTAGTGATCAATACGAAGATCAAAATAAATTATGTGCTTTTACTGGGGTTCCATTAAAATTTGGAATTGATGCGTCTATAGATAGAATTAACAGTGATTTAGGATACTCTCCAGATAATATTCAAATTGTGCACAAAGATTTGAACATGATGAAAAAAGATATGCCTAATGAAGTGTTTATTGCTTGGTGCAAACTTGTAGCAAACCATGGAAAAGAGTAGCCCATGGGCTTGCCCACCACTCAATTTACTCAATTGGAACATGACATGGACGTGGCGAGCCCCTGCACCGGAATCTGCACCCTCGACTTCATGGATGTCTGTCGTGGGTGCCAGAGGACAAGAGATGAGATTGCTAGTTGGTCAAATCTATCAAATGGCGAGAAGCAACAAATAATAGATAGGATTTTCGTATGAATTTCACACAAGACTGGTTTACCTATAACGTACCGCACATTGAGCAATTGATGTCGATGTTACCAATGAAGCAAGCATTCCTTGAGATTGGTTGCTTCGAAGGTCGTGGTACTTGCTGGTTTTTGCAAAACGGTTTAAGTGAACGAGGCATTATGGTTTGCGTTGATCCATTTAAAGGTAGCATGGAACATAAAGATATGGATTTAAGAGAACTTTATGAACAGTTTGCTTTTAATGTTGCAACAGCCAAAAAGCCAGATCAACAGCTAACCATACTCAAACGCAGATCATACGAAGGATTAGCAGATTTAATAGCTAAAGATTGGGTATTTGATTTTATCTATATTGATGGTGACCACACAGCACCAGCAGTTTTAACGGATGCGTGCATGGCGTGGCCGTTGTTAAAGAGCGGTGGTATTATGCTCTTTGATGATTACCATTGGAACCCAGAGGGTTTTACTGATCGGCAAAAACCTAAAATGGCAGTAGATGCATTTAGTCATATTTTTAAAGATCAGTTTAATGTAGTACATGATGGATACCAAATTGCAATACAAAAGATTTAGTAGTAGACATGGTGGTAGGTTTGGGGCACTTCGGTGCCCCTTTTTTATGATACAATAGAGTCTTACGGATACGTCCGGTTGCCATAGGAGCACTTATGATTTATAGCATTGATTTGGAGACCCGCAGTAAAGCCAACCTACCAGATGTAGGCTTGGACATCTACGCCAACGACCCTACAACAGAAGTGTTGTGTATTGCGTTCGGCACCCAACCCGACAATGTGGAAGTTTGCTCAGAAAGCCAACCTCATCTAATCAAAGACAAGAACTTGTTTAAGCTACTTGATCACGTTAGAGACGGTGGCAAAATCCAAGCATGGAACGCCATGTTCGAGTACGCCATCTGGAACTGCGTCTGTGTGCCTAAGTACGGCTGGCCAGAACTAAAACTAGAGCAGTGCATTGATACCATGGCTATAGCAGCAGCCAATAACATCCCCCAAGCTTTAGATGACGCTGGTGCCCTTTTAGATGCTCAATATCAGAAAGACCCCATTGGTAAAAAGCTAATCCAAAAGCTATGCAAACCAGGGAGAAAAGGCGAGTTTAATAATGACCCAGAACTCTTAAAACAGCTGTTTGAATACTGTGCCCAAGACGTGCGTACAGAAATGGCTATAGGAAGCGTTTTAAAGCCCCTTACAGCTCACGAACAGGAAGTCTGGTACCTCACCCAACGGATCAATCTAAGAGGCGTTCCTGTGGCTCCTAATGAGCTCCAAAACGCTGTCCTTGCTGTAGAGCGGGCTCAAGGTGCTTTAGACGATGAATTACTGGCTTTGACGGGGTGCAAACCATCAGAAAGAACCAAGCTGTTAGGTTGGCTAAATGCCCAAGGTGCCGACATGGCAAACCTTACAGCTGAGACAGTTGCGGCTAAATTAACCGATGAGTTATTATCTAAAAATGTAAGGCGTGCTTTAGAGTTACGCCAAGAAGGAAGCCAAACTAGCGTGGCTAAGTACGCTAAGATGTTGGAGATACAACGAAATGGTCGTATTAGAAATACTTTGGTTTATCATGGTGCGAGTACTGGTCGCTGGACTTC